TACCCACCCCTTATCATGGCGATACCATGCTTCTACAGCTACTTCCTGCCCTGTCTGATCTCCTGCCTGTCCACCAATTAGCTTGCCGCTTTCATCAATCCTTGCCGATCCGATTCTTACCATAGCTTCTCCTTACTCCTCTTTCATACATCTGTTTCCTTGATCTGGCTCACATTCATCAAGATGCAAGTGATACCTGCCAACACAACAGTTGATAGGCATACCTTCCAGTCTACCTCGGCAAGCATGGCAGAGGAGCCGATGACTCCAATTGCTGCCTGCGCCATAGTCTTAACGCATCTGATACCTACAGTTTTTAACCACTTCTTCATTCCTCTTTTTCCTCCTGCTCCAAATCTTTGATTCGGTGATTTGCTACACCGATTTTTTCCATCACAACCGCCATGTCCTTTTCAAGATTATAAGTCCGCTCAATCACCGAATTGTGCTTATCAACTCTCTTTGCAAGCTCATCCAACTTATATTCCATAAGTGCCCGTGTGCGTTCCTGCTGTCCATGGTTATTGATGAGGCACACAAGCAAGGTAACTCCTGCTGATATACATGCAGGTATCAGGGTTTCTAAAAGTGCCATGCCATTTTCTCCTTATTTTGAGTCTTTTTTAATTTTCTTTCGTACGCGGTTCAGCACGTACCAACGCGATAAAGTGGTATCTTTTCAAGTTCTTCCTCCTGACACAAGTAATTAACTATAGACTCATTTAGTTAATTAAATGGAATTCGCCCAGCTAGTTCATGTGCCAATATTTCATGTGCCTTAACAGACGGATGAGTTCCATCTGGAAGCATTTTTTGAATGTTAAGTCGTCCGATTGCACTGTTTGTAGTCCAATCTATATATTGTACTCCATATTCATCGCATATATTTTTTATAACATCACAGTAATCTTTCAAAGTCTTAGATTGACTGTTCATTGCGCCATATCCCCAGTTGTATTTATAGCTCGCACCGCCCGGAGCGCGATTAAAAGGTAGTGCAACACATAATTTAATTATTGGGTTTTTGTCATAGATATATTCAATAGCATATCTAATATTTCCGCAAACTGTGTCAGAATCTTTTGCATCCTCAACAGAACCTAAAGTAAATGAATAATTCCAGTCGTTTGTTCCAAGTTGAATGTATACATAATTTACCGAAGTAAAATCTATCGTGTCCAGCAATGGTTTTAGCGACGTTTCATCATTTGCAGTCCTTAACCAACCGAGTCCCCCATGACAATAATTCCTGTTGACAATTCCTTTTATGTTACACATTTTTTGTACATAAGATATTTTTGTATCAACTGCTGATAGATGCCCCCATTGTGCAGATTCATCAAACCACGAATATGTACCAAGTGGTATAGAATCACCTATTGATACCATCTCAATAGATTTTGTTCGCAGAACAGTCCAATCATCAGCAACATTTGACGTAGTAATGAATCTTGTTGCAATTTCCCCATGCCTACTCTGAACGGTCTGAAAAGTTCCGAATACAGATGTATCAGAGAGCTTGATTTGCTCATTTCTTAAAATAAATCCAGTAGATATATTACTGGGTAAGTCTGTAATATTAGAAATATTCGATGCATTACAACCATAAAAGCCTTCTGCATTATTGTAGTCAGATAAAGCACCATTTTTTATCATTCGTAGGTCTTTGTAAAAAGAATTAAACAATTCAAATTCGATTTTTATTTTAGATGCTGTATTAGTTATATCAGTAATTTCAGCATCATCTTCTCTTTTAATTAAAACAGAAATTTGGGTTGGGTTTCCGTGTTGTGAAAGCTTAAAATATCCAGTTTTTTTCCATTCATTTCCAGCACCAATATAAGCTCCATTGAACGCATAATAATTCCACAAATATCCATCAGCAACTTTTACAAAAAACGTATTTGGCAACCCATCAATATTTATAATTCCTGTTCTAATTCTGTTTTTAACGTCTGTAGGCTTACTTGATGCCCAACTACCATGAACCCATATTCTACCGGCTAAAAGATTATACTTGTAATCAAATAATGCACCATTAAAAATTGTATTTTGGCTACCTAAATCCTGCTTTAGCCCATCAACTGATTTGCTAAGTGCTCTATAGTCCTTTGGTATACTCCCTGCAACCTGCTCAACAATCTTCTTTGTAGCCGCTGCCACTGCATCGTTAATATCAGACTTAGACATGTCTGCACCATCTGGAATGCCTGCTGCATCTACCATCATGTAGATTGGTGCGGACTCAATCACCTTGTTTCCAGACTGTATCTTGACCTTACAAACAACTTTTCCAGATACCGCTGTCATCTGCTGTTGAATAATCGCTGTTACAGTCCCCTTAGAGTATGTACAGTTAAAAGAAAAGAATTTTCCATCTGGCTTTCCACCTTCAAAAGTTGCTGTTGCACTGTCTGGTGCTGTCCATGTTCCAGTTGAAGAAAAGAGGTTGAAAACGAGCGTTCTTCCAAGATCATCATTCTGAGAAACATTGATGACGATTGGAAGGCTTCTTCTTGGTGTCATATCCAAATCATAGATTGCTTTAATCATTTTGTTCTCCTCTCAAAATTTTTTCGTGATTTTGTACCACTTTTATGAGATCGGCTATCAGTTCCTCATATCCGATAGCACCGTAAACCACTTTATCAGCTCCTCTAAACTCTTGTAGCAGTGCCAAATTATCCATAGACAATTCTTTTGCGGTTTCCTGCACCTCTTGATATACAAGCCCGTGATGCACTTTAAGCTCGCTATCAGCCTTGTAAGTATACGTCACTGGGTTCAGAGCCATTATCCAGTCTGTGGCGGTATCACAAGATATATCTTCAATGTTATCCTTTAGTCGCTTGTCAGATGAATGCACAATAGTTCCGTTTACTGCTACTGTGCAAGTACCTGCCTCTGTATCATCAACTTTCTTTTTTCCAGAAAACGTAAACTCGCTCGTCCCAGTCGGTGCAAGATAATTTTGCAAACGTCCAGTGTAATCATATAAGCTATCACCTGTCGTTACGTCTGAGCCAGAATGAAAATCACAGTATGCAATGCCCTCAGCCGAGTCGTTATTGCCGTAAAGCTCAATCCCATAATTGATAAATATTGCCTTATCAAAACACACATCTTGCCGCTCGTATATCCCTGTATCTTTGTTATATACTCCGCCCTGCGAATACATAGAGCCAATTTTAAAGCGCCCGTCTGTGTTGATATATCCTGCACCAACTTTAAGCAAGCCAGAGTTTATAGTTACTTCGCCTGAGTCCATATCGGCACAAAAAAGAGTCTTTCCAGTGTTATCTACAACCTTTAGCTGTCCAGTATCTATATACGCTGCGTTGATGCCCACAGTGTAGATTTTTTGCAAGATTGCTGTACCGCTCCAATCTAAGCCGTTGTAAGTCTCACCACCATCAATAGAAAAAATTATGCCACCATCATTGATACGAATGATGGTCTGAGATTCTTCAAGGACTGGCTTATCATGCAAAAACCAGTCATGCGCTCCACCTGTCCCCTTATCAGTGACATATAAACCGCTACCCTGCTCCACCTTCTTTACAAGCTCTGTGATAGCTCTTTTTCTGGCAGAGGTTTCCTTGTCTATCTCGTCCTGTGCTGCCTGATCTATCTCTGTGAGCTTCTTGCTGAGGCTGTTTTGAGTACTTCCAACCGTGATACTGTCGTATTTATCAAGTAGCACATCGTACACGGTTTTTACAACTTTTGCAGTTGTGTTGATACCCAAATTTTCAAAAATAACGTTTACTGTATCACAGAGGTTGACGGATTCTAATGCAGCTATATTTTTATACTCCTCAAACTGAGACAGCACCACAAAAGATACCGTAAGAGATACATCAGGCACACCTACACCGCTCTGCGTAATGTAATTTTCTGCTTTGGCTCTAAGTTGTTCTACGGTTGGTTTTTCCTCAAAGCTTGCCGAAAAATCATGTACCGCAGTCCGTTTATACGGAAAGTTATTTGCGTACTTGCTGTACACTGACACTTCTGGAAGTGTTACAACCTCTTCGGTTTCCTCACTTTTCCAGAAAGGGCAGATACCTGTGATCGTGTTCGCAATACTTTCCTCTTGCTTTAAATCGGTGAGGTTCTTGCCATAGCGAAGCGTTACACCTTTATTCGATCCTCGGTTTTGGTGTAGCTTTACGGTGTATCCAGTAAACTCATACTCGCCCTTGTAGGTATCTAAAATGCTTTCCTCTACACCACCAAGCAGAGCGCGGCAAGAGGTCGGAACTGTAAAAGCCATCTTTGCTTGCGTTTCTTTGCTCGTCCAAAATGTGAACGGGTTGTCCTCTGCTGAGTACTTTTTGAGGTTATCCATCGCTTCAACCACGTTGGATGCCTCAAAAGGCGTTACTGGTATATGAGATAACTGGTATGAGATATGTTCCGCACTTACCTTTACAATACCGTTTAAAGGCTTGCTGATAGCGTAAATGCGAAACGGTTCTGGATCAGTTTTGTAGGATGGTACGGCTTTGATAATTCTTGATAGCTCCAAATCCTTAAAGTGCTGACCACTTAAAGGATACGTCATTGTCAGCTCATATGAGCCGTTTCTTTCCTCGGTGACTTTGCAGCTAATCACATCCACCAAAGCTCCTAAGCCTTGAGACTTAAAAAGCTTTTCGGTTGCTATATACAAAATCGGTATCAAATTGTCCACCACCTCCCAGTAATCTCTATTGATGTTATTCCACCAGTAAAAGTAATTAAATTCATCCCAGATTTAAGCTCTGGGAAGCCAGAAGCAAGCACCACATAACTGTTCATGTTCATATTTCCTCTGGTGCAGTCCATCAACTCAGAGTCAATAGTTACATAAGCCTGCAAGTTTAAACTCATCGAATAGTCGCCAATTTTTAGGGTAGATTGTCCATTTCCATATACTTTTATAAGTGGTTTCGAAGCGAACTTTGTAGGATTGAAAATTATACCTGCCGAAGTAAATTTTTCTACCCTCTCTCCATCTGTAAGCCATTTCTGGGGCTTGCAATCAAAAGTCACTGTGGCTTTTGCGCTGTGATTGAGTGCTCCTGTTGTGTAGGTAATAGCATCCGTCACAAGTCCCATCCTGTAGTACTCTGGATGGTGGCTATCCTCTAACCTGCAATAGCTTGTAGGGCTTTTGAGCCATGCGCTGATAGAGTCCGCAAGGCTCTCAAACCGATTCTTACACACTATAGTGTAGGCTACTGAGACATTTTCAAAGCATCCGTTATCTTTAATTAAATCTCCGTTCCTGCCAGGTATCGTATACTTTGTTACGCTCCTTTTGGGAGCGTTAAAGGTGTTTTGCGCTCCCACTAAAAGATCGTAGTCGGCAGAGGACTCGCCATTGTATATCAAGTAGTGCATCATGCAAATACCCTCCTATCTCTGTCATAATCGTCTGCCATCTGCTTTGATACCTCCTCAGCTACAGCTTCTGCAAGCTCTTTCTTATCCTTGTCGTAGCCCTCTATCACTACGGTTACTTGTGTAGGCTTCTTGTTTCCGTTCATCTTCTCGGCAAGCTTGTTAAGCCATCCTTCGGACTTTTCCAGAGGTACTACAGCCTCATCACCTTTTCCCTCTAGCAATCCTTTCTGTCCTTTTCGCAAGATACCGCCTTTTTCAAGCTCTCCGATTCTTCCAAATCCGACAGTCGGTATATTGATTCCAAAGTTGCTGCCACCAAAGCCCGGAACCCAATCTGGAATTGTTACTGAGATTTTGTTCATCGCTCCGATAACTGCATTTAAAGCCGACTCTATGCCAGCTATTGCACCGTTAATCAACTTGATAACTGCATTGATTGGTGTTTTTGCAAACTCTATAATGCCTGCAAAAACAGTCGAAAATGTACTTACAATTCCGTTCCAAGCATCACTCCATTTGCCTGAAAAGATGTTAGTTACAAAATCTAGCATTCCATCAAAAAGCGGCTTCAAAACATTATCCCACCAACTTACGATTGTATCAAAAGCCGTTGTTACACTCTCTGATACCGCCTTAAAAACCTCATCAAATACTGGTTTAAGATTTTCTCTAAGGAAATCTCCAATCGCTTGAAAACATGGCAAAAGCGTTTCATCTGCGAAAGTCTTGATTGCGTCCCAACAAGGTTTCAAGTGGTTTTCCCAAGTGTCTGCAATCATCTGGAATGCTACACTGACAGCTTCTTGTGCTGCTTGAAAAGTAGTCTCAAAAAGCGGTTTTATGTTATCTTCAAGCGAGGACAACAAAGCGGTAAATACTGGCAGCAATACGTTGTTCCAAACTGCCTCAATCACCGAAAAAACAGCCGTTACAACTTCACCGAGAGCATTAAAAACCTCCGTTGATATCGGGCCGATATTTTCAGATAGCCATGTATAGATGCCAGTAAAAACTGGTAGTAATACGTTTTGCCATACATCCGCAATTATCGCAAATGCAGTCTCCACTGCTGACTGAATGCCAGTGATAATTGAGTTGATAAGCGTACCATCTGTCTGTGCATCATTTACAATTTGATTGATAACCTGCGTTAATACTGAGATCACACCAGATATAATATCTCCTGCAAACTGGATCGCAGTTGCAATGCCATCAACAATCACGTTAAGCACTGATAATGCAGTTCCAAACGCTGTGCTTTGTGCCCCTGCGTCTGAAAAACCAGTTATCAGGCTCACCAGATAATCGGAAAAATTAAGCACTGCATCAACTAATGGTGAAATCGCACTTGCAATGGAATCAAACGCACTAGAGAAAGCGTTTTGAAGCTTTTCAAGCCAGTCCATGATAGGCAAGCTTGATATAAAATCAACAGCCGATGTAAATACAGCTTTTAAAATGTTAAATTTAGCAAGTAAGCTTTGCCCAAGGATATTTGCAAGCCCAGTTAGTGGAACTGATACAAACCATGTTACAACCTGCCCTGCGGCATTAATCACTTGCTTGATAGCTTCAAGAGCTGCCTTACCTGCATCCATCTTAGCTCGTGCATTATCGAGTGTGCCACCTGCATCATCTGTGATACCCAAAAACTCTTTTACCGCATCAATCACTGGATCAAATGCAGAAAAAAGAGTTTTTACAGCACCGCCAAGACCAGAGAAAGCATCTGCACCAGTTTTTTTGATTTGCTTGAACCAAGATACCAGAGGAAGCTTGGTGAGAGAGCTAAGTTTTCCTAACAGCTTGGTTACTGCATTATCAGCAACACCTCCCAGAGACTCCACAAGCCCCAGTAAACCGCCAGAACTCAACCCATCAGTTAAGATAGTGATTGAGTCTGTGGCAAGGTCTACACCGTCCTTTAACGTCTTGGAAAAGAGGTTGTAAAACGCAAGCTTTAAACCATCAGTTGCAGAGCTTAAAAGGGTAAATGAACCGCCTAAATTATCAAGCTGAGTCTGTGCCTGCGATGCAGCCGAACCTCCTGCATCTGCAAGAGCCGCTTTAAACTCGTTTGTTTTATCAGCCGATACAGCCGCCATCTTATTGTATGCATCAAGCCCTTGCACACCAAAGATAGTATTAAGGGTAGCGTTCTTTTGCTGATCCGTCATTCCAGATAATGCCCCTGTGAGATTATCTACCACATCGTTAAAGTCACGTGCAGTTCCATCAGCGTTATATGCAGATACTCCCAAGCTATCCAAAGCCTTTTTTGCCTGATCTGTAGGTGTATAGACCTCAGACATTGCAGAGTTAAGCGCAGTCGTTGCATTCGAGCCAACAACATTAGCTTCTGCTAATTTAAGCAGAGATAGTGTTACAGAGTCCGAAGCCTGCCCGTAAGCTGAGGCATTGGCAGATACACCAGATAATGCCTCTCCCAAACCGCTTACATTAGTATTTGCAAGGGTAGCACCCTTAGCCATCAAATCTGCATAGTATGCCGCGGATTTGCCCTCTTTGCGAAAGCCTTTCAATGATGATGTAAGGTATGTAGCAGAGGATTCCATCGACATTGCGCCAGCCGAAGCAAGATCAAGTGTCGTACTTAAAAGGGTAGCTCCGTTGGCATCTTCGTTTAAAATATCAGCCGCCGACATGCCAGCCTGCGATAATATATTGATACCTTCTGCTGCCTCAGTTGCCGTAAATTTTGTCGTTGCGCCCATCAGTTCAGCTGCAGCCTTCAAGTCTCCGATTTGCTCTACCGTCTGACCTGTTGTCGCTGCAATCTGTGATACCGCAGTATCAAACGACATACCAGTATCAACCGATGATGTAATCGCTCCTTTGAGCAAATCAAAGCCTTTGGAGGCAACAGTTCCAATAGCATCCGCAATAAGCTTTCCTTTTGCGGCAGCTCGTGTTGCAAGGCTTTCAAGTCCCTCTTCCATCTCTGATGAATCAAGGCTGATACCTGCAACAAGATCAAGTATGTTCAAATCGTTACCTCCAATCCTGCTTTACTCGTTACATTTCTGACAATTTCCTCCGCACTCTCTTTTTCTTTTTCCTTTCCGTCTCCATACACGGCATCATAAAAACGATATGGCATTATATGCCCTCCTGCAAAATTTGCAGTGTTTTCAGCGATCTTTTGCAGCGCATCAGTAACATAGACTCTATACATCAGCTCTTCCATATACTGTGCCTGCCGTGCTTGCACATATGTAAAAAAGCCAGAAAGCGTGCGCCCTCTATACTCTCCTATAGCTAGCCACAACACTTTCCGAGTCTCTTTGTCTGCGCTTGTTAAAAAAGTCGCTGAAATTCCTGATCAGTAATCAAATCAATCAAATCCTTGGTAAAGCTTGCAAGAGAGAGATTCTCAACATACTCTTTCTTACTCTGCCCAGAGATAATGCACATAATCTCGATCAAATCATCTTTATGCCCTTTGATAAGCGCAGGCAGATTTTCTTTCAGTCGCTTGATTACTGTATTTTTCTTTTCTTCTTCTGGCACAACCGCCTTTTTAAAGATAGCTGCTGCCTTATCATCAATCGCAATGTTAGTTACTGGTGCAATCAAATCAGCCAGTACATCAAGTACACGATCACCTTTTACATCAGATAGCTTCATCATGTATCACCTGTTCCCTTTTTAAAATGTACTTCATACGGTACGGTATCTGGTGACGTTAAGGTGTAGTGTGCTGTGTACTCAAACGCAAATGTACCTTTCACTTTGTCACCTGTCTGCAAAGCAAATCCAGTTGTTGATAAGCTATTTTGCAAGTGGATCGCGATTGCACCACCATTGCCGTAATCGCCTACAAACCAGATATCTGCAAAATCAGAATCCTGTAAATCATCTCTTGGTGTGATCTTGAGCTTTGACGTGTCAAGGTCTGCGCCTGCTGCTAAGGACTTAGCCTGTTCTGGTGTCATGGAGACGTAAGTGCCAGATGCCTTGATCTCACGGCTTTCGATCTGCTTTAATTCCTTCGTATTCTTAGGACAATTATCAATATCCTCACCATAGTCAACGAAAGATGGTGTATCTGTAAAATTGATACCGCCAGAAGTTGCACCCAAAATATTTGCTATAGATACCGTCCACGTCTGAGGGTCAAACTCAGAAAGCAAGATACCTGCATTCATTTGGATATGCTCAAAAACATTTTCTGGCAGTTTTGTTGCCATTTTTGCCATATTATTTACCTCGTTAAATACTCAAGTGTGACGTTCATGTATCTGCGTTTTACCGTCGGTGATGTCTCGTCCGTGAGGGACTGACACCACGGAACACCAGTTTTTACCCAGATCAAGCCCTCGTCACACTCAATCAAATCATGTTCTAAGATATATTTTCTAAATTCCTCGGCTTTTTGGTTAGGGATTGACTCCGATTCCGTCCAAAACCACATGTTGACTACTATAGCCATGTCAGGATCCCCAAAGCTGCCTGTGATATACTCATAGGTCAGCCACGGAAAAACCGTGTCATCAGGAACGGATGTGGAAGGATAAGCTGTCATGCCAAAAGCCGTAAACCATGCCTGTAGTGCCTTATCTTTACTCAACTAACCCTGTCTCCTTCCATGCCTTATGCAGTTTGCCACCGTTCCATGCAATCCAGTCCACCATTTCTTCATTCATCGCCCATGCACCGACAATGCTGTGTGAGTTAAAAGTAAGCCCTGACTCTGCGAGGAAAGCATGAACAATCTCGTGCCTTAAAACCTGCTTTACTAGTTCCTCTGGCGATGTTGCAATTGGATCACTATCGGGGTCTGTCTCAGGGTCTACATAGTAAATTTTCTTTCCGTAGAAATCACACCATCCATCAGCACCCTCACATGTTTTATATTGGTCGCGGCTTACTCTGACGATTTTGTAATTGCAACCCATTATGTTTACCTGATCCATCATGTTGTTAACTCCCACTTCTCTGCTGTTACCTGTGCCATATCTAATCCTGATACCTGCGGTGATACCTTGTCTCCTGCATCAGAGGTTACGCGGAAGGTCTTGCCGTCCGAAAGCCGCTTGAAAACGTCATGATATGCAAGCTGACATGATCTATGAGTCGTAATTGTAAAAACGCTTGTTACCCCTGATTTCTCAGCGACACGAGCGTCTAGGGATGTATCACGGCTAATAGCCGCCTGAAAGCCTGCCCCTTCTACCCATGTAGTCTGAAAGCCTCCTGCGCCATCTGGCACACGCTTTTTCTCAATCAGTCTACAATCTTCCATCATATTTTCTACAAGTTTCATATCTTCCTCCATGTGTGCAGGCGGTTTCTGAAAGCCTCCTGCCAGGTAGCCGTTCCAGTGCTTCCTTGAGTCGCCTTGGTATAGCTATAGCCGCCAAAGGACTCTGACATATACGGTGTAGGGTCTCCGTATTTCTTCTGCCACTCCTCGATATCCAGTGCAAGATCAACGACTTCCTGCGGTATGCAGAGGGCGGAAATCGAACCGGTAAATCGCTCCTCCACTCTGCATTCGCAAGGATATCTATACACCCCATCGTGAAAGACAGAGCCTTGAACCAGAAAATATTGCCCCTCTTGCAGAAAGGTGATGGGCTGCTGTACTCCTGCATCATCAATGTAGATATTATTATCTCGGAGTGTGAAAACACCCTCATGTGTGCCATTAGGTGCAACAAAAAAGTTGCGTATGTGTGTTAATACCTGATACAGCATAGCCCCACCTTTCTTAGCCTAAAGACTTGATACGTGCAATCGGGATCGCCTTGTGATCGATCTTAGTACCTTTGGTGTTCTCTACCAATGTCCAGTTGGTTGCTGTCTTAAAATCTGTCGGCATAGGGGAAATAATGCCTGTAGGCTTCTTGAAGGTAATACCCCTTGGTGCAATTACCTTTCTCTGGCGAGTTACAAGAATATCTTCACCGCCATTAGTCAGAGGATCACGTGTTGTTTCATTAGGGACTGTTGCACCGATGTCGCAGTAGTCCATTGATCCTCTGCCGAGAATATAAGAAGTGTATGCACCTGTTTCCTCATCAAACGGCACATCATCATCAATCAGAACGGTTCTGCCGTTCCATGTTGCAAGTGCAAGTTCCTTTTCCACTCCGTTAGCGTCTACTCCCTTGCCATACTGCAAGAGCTGCATGTTCTCCAGATTGGTTGATACCTGAGAGTGCATGATCACGAGGGAAAAGATATTCTTGTTAGCTCCTGCCGCCTTCTGAATAGCACTGTTGAGTGTTGTTGCATTAACAGTCTTTTCCGTTTCTTCCGTGATATCCAGTGTGTGAGCGTCTACGAACTTTTTATCGTTAGTCGCTGTCATGGAGAAAATGCCCTCTAAGATCGCAAGAATGTTAAGCTGCTGATCATCGTCCCAGTAGCCTCCAACCTGCTTTGCAATCTCAGCCATAAAATCATGCCCTGTGATATCGTGTGTAAAATCTTTTTCTTTCCATGCTTTGGCACGTCCATAAGCAATCATGCCCTGCAAGTAAGTATCAATGCCTGTGGTTGTGATAGTGGTATTTCCATCGTAATTCTGCGAATCGCCACCAATTAAGCCTACCATTGGGATAGATGCATAGTTGCCGCCTGTGTTCTCAGCAAGCATTGTCTTTAACTCTGGTCTGTCTCTGAAAATTCCTGCCTTTAAGAAAGCATTCTGCTTAATTCTTGGCACACCTTCCAGATACTTTCCAAATACTTCGCCATTAAAATGTTTATCGTCAAAAACCGACATATTTTACCTCTTACTTTCCGAGCCATGCTTTAACGTCTGGCGCATCAGGATGTGCATTTGCGTACTCCATCTTTTCACTAAGAGACATTTTCTCAAACGCTGACCCACCGCCATTATCAGGTGGATTCTGGGTATCTGCTCCTCGCTGCTCTGTGGTTGTAATGTAGTCCTTGTAGTTTTCCTTGATGCTCTTGGTAAGCTCCTCAGCTCCCTCAATCTTGCCATCTTTCAAGGTTAATGCTTCAATTTCCTTGGCGCTTGCCTTAACCACCAGATCAACCAACTTATTTGATACTCCTGCACTTGTAAGCAACTCTTTGTAAGCGTTTTCTTTCGCCTTTGTTTCCTGTGCCTTAGTCTCATTAGCCTTATAGTCCTCAAATGCCGTATGTTCGGAGTTGTACTTGTTTTCCCACTCCTTCGCCTTGGTTTCCCACTCGCCAGCCTTGTTCTTTGCGCTGTCCTTTGCATCATCTAACTCAGCCTTTAACTGGTCGGTTTCCACGTGCAGAAGATCGAGGATTTCTCCAATCTTCTCCTCATCTGTTGCATTCTCGTTTTTAAGCACTGCTCTAATATCTGATTTCTTTAAACCCATTGCTATTTCTTCTCCTATTCTTTGGGGCGCATTCTCGCGCTATAGCCGTATTGCGACTGTTATTCTTTACAGTGGCTACACCCTACCATGATTTTTGATTGATGTTGTGCCAACTTTCAAAATGGCAAAAGAAAAAGGAGGGTGTTAACCCTCCAAATTCTCTCGTATAATCTTTGCATACTCATCCGTATGATTTGCAAGTGCAGGCTTCAAATATGGTTGCGCTTTCTGCCCATTTGTCATGTGCCAGTTACCCTTGCTATCCTCGTATACCCACGAGGTTTTTCTTCCACCGTCAGCATACTTTCCAGTGCCCAACTCAACATACGGTGCATACTCTACATTAGAGCCTATCAGTACCTTGTTATCTCCGTCCATCTGGTGTGTGATGCTATTGCGCAGGTTTCCAGTATCTACTGGACATTTTTCCTTGGCATATCGTTCCGCTGTCAGTCCGCACTCCTCTAGTGCTTTTTTGATCTGATCGCGGCTGGCACGGATAACAGCATCAGTATTATCAATCTCAATTCTTATGCTACTTCCCATGTCTCTGTTTCCACTCCTTATAACTTTTTACGCTGTGATCGTTTCTCCTCGTCTGGTCTGCATGTATCGTGATTGCTACCATAGTGCAGCGGCAGCCGTATACCTCGCACGGCTTGCCTTTAGGGTCAGCAGGGTACATACAGCCGTTTGGGAAAGGCTCGTCATACCTCACCCTTACTCCGTTTAATTGCCTGTGTGAATTTCTCACTTGGTTGTCGTTTGCCGACATCCATTCTTTCTGTATTTCAATCCCTATGGCAGAGGCACGGTTATAGCTTTCCTGCCGCCCACCATTCTGCGCACCTGTTATCATCGTCCTTGCATTGCTGATAGCTGCGCTGCGGTTCATGTTGGTGACGTTTTCTAGCCGTTTTGCTAAATCACTCACTGCATCCCCTTGTAAGATACCTTGCAGCACTGCATTCTGCACCTTTTGGCGATTCCATCGCTCATCCTTTGGGATATCTACTCTTGCAGGTGGTAGCAACTCAATCTCACCCTCAGACAGCCTCCTGATTGTGTCCTCGTCCAGAAGGTCAAAGCTTATGCCGCTTCCCTTCTCAATCTCATAGGCTGAGTAGTTGTAGTTCTCGCGGAACACCTCAGGGGTAACGTTGTTGATATAGTCAGCCGCCAATTTGTTTGCATCAGTCAGCCGCCTTGCCATCTGATCTCTCAAAGCTTCCCACCTCGCCCCTCGTGCTACCTGATTGTTGATCCACCGGAAGAACTCTGCATCTGTATATTTCCCTTCCATGTATGCGTTATACTCTTTTAGGTAGCGTGATTGAAACGTTTTAAAGTACTCCGTAGCCTTTTCTTTCAGTTCTTTGTGCGCTTCCTGATATACCTGTTGTAGCCGCTTTTCTACCTCTCTCAGCCTTTTTTCTGTGTATTTGTCGGAATAACTACTCACTCAGTATCAGTCCCTTCCTCTTCGTCATCCTCGTCCTCTTCATCGTCTGCTGAAAATCTCTTAATTTCTTCTGCCTGCCGTTTTTCGATTTCTGCAATAGCTTCCTCAGGAGTAAGGAACGGAAGATGTTGTATAACGCACTCGTCAGAAAGATAGTTTGCAGCTGATAGCACCATGTTTGTCTGCTCACTTTGGTTTACAACTCTGTTCCAAGTAAGAGTAGGATTGTCGCTGATTCCTGCGAGTTCAAGAATCTTTTGCACGAAATTCAAAACATAATACTCAAAATCCGCACACTTATTATCTTGCGACTGATACGCCGCTTGAATCTCTTGTGTAGTTTTTGCAGCTGCCGAGAGGGTGGAAACATCCAGAGTTTGGAAGTCCTCGTATATATCACGTCTGAGAATTTCCAACATGGTGTTTCTTGCGTCCGTGGGAATCTCTAGTGTATGAGCTTCTGCTTCTGTGCCATCCTCAACTGCAGCTGCTCTTACGGACTTCATACGCTGAATGAATTTTGCAAGGTCTGGATCGTCCATACCTCCCTCATTTTTCAGTATCCAATAGAATCCTGCGGTATCATCAATATCATTTGCAAGTCCACTCTTGATATAATCGTAGCAATCTATGCTCTCTTTGATGCCTACCAATTCGCTCTCATGTGAGTCATTGGCATATAATGGGATGATCGGCAACTCTGAATAGTTGCTCTCAATTTCTTCATCTACTCCTACAGCCGTACGTTTGATTGTCTTGATATAGCCATGTTTTCCATCCTTCGTCCTCACTGGGTCGTTGTTGATCTGAATGTAATCGGTATAACCGTCTGGCTCATACAGCGTACAGTGAAAGACAACGTCTAAACCAATTTGGCGATACCAATATCTAATTCCTGCCATCAACTGTGAAGTCTCTTCATCGTACAGAGGGCAGAAACCCGGCTGCGATGGTGTATCAGCGTACCCGAACACTTCCAGATGATCCAGGTTCCAAAAACCGAACGCCCTACCGCCTGCCATTGCTCTTTTTGCTGCAAGCTGTAGCTTAAAATCAAAATCTTTTCCGAGCTTTTCCTTGTTTTCTGGTTTCTCCAACTTCAAGCCGTTTCCGAGAACGTACTGCACTTGCTGTTGGCACAGTCTGCGGAAAAAGAGCGTTTTAAGCTTGTAATTTGCTGAGAAAATATCTTTTACCTGCTTACCGCTCACAGTATACAAAAACTTCTGGAACTGCTCTATTGTAGTGTTGTGCTTGTTGTAGTACCGCTCACCATCTTTGGCTTCTGCGTACTCCTTTGTTCCTCTGAACTCTGCCACAGCTTCTACACAGAAATCACCCTTGCCCTCGTCTGGGACGTTTACTAAATCTTGATATGTTTTCAATCTATACTCCTTACAGCATGTAATTGCCGCTTGCTACTGCTGCATCAAGTGCGGCTCTTGTCTTTTTTATCAATCTCTTGGTTCTTACAAAATATCGTACTGCATCCATGCAATGATCGCTTTCCTTGTCCACTTTCTCCTCGCCTCGGTCTAGGGCTTTCTGATTCCACACGTAAGCCCCAAACTCTTTTATGGTGTATTTGCAGCAAGCCATAAACTTTAATCGCCTAGTTTGCAGCATGGTTGAAACGTCTGAAATTCCATTCGTTACATCGTTATCCGCATCCTTTACATGCAGCCCTCGGTTTCTTACCTCTACTTTCAACGCAGCAGCAGAGGGGTCAATGATTACCTGCTTTGGCTTGATTCCATTTAGCATTTCCGCAAGTCCGTCTACAAGCTGTCCCACTGTCTTTTGTTGACTCTTCTCTCGCCCACTGTAGTAGTATTCTTTCAGGCATAGCCAATCGTCTGTCCCTGCAATTCTGCGCCAGAGTAGAAAAGTCGTTGCGTTTTGAATACCAAAGTCAGAAGAAACGTAATAATCTCCGATTGTGTCAGGTTCTTCTTTCAACACGTTCTCTTCTTTCGAAAACATATCATATACAAGTCCCTCAGCTATGCACCAGAGTCCGAGAATATAACGCTTATAGAACACTCCCACGTACATGCTGCGATATCGTTCTTTGATCTCTTCCGAAAGTGAGAGGTTATCGTCCATGGTAAAGTGCAGGTAAATCAGTTTCTTTTCCTTACGCTTATCTATCCAATTTGCCTTGAACCAATGTGAAGGCGAATCAGGATTGCAGTTAAACCAGAATTTTGAACCATCAACAGAACAACGTCCTGTCGCTTGGTTAACGAAGCTCTCAGGCATAAGAGCCACTTCGTCAAAAAATACACCTGCAAGCGTGATACCCTGTATCAAGTCTTGTGATCGCTCATCCTTGCCACCAAAGACATAAAAGTAGTTCTCCGTTTCACCTCTCGATATGACAATCAGGTTATCAGCTCGATGATCCTCTACTTTATAGCCTCTGGCTCTTAGCATCAGCTTTAGCCAAAAGAGAACGTTGCGGCGAAATGATCCAATGGTTTTACCGCACATTGCAAAATTCTGGTTTTCGAAGGTAGTCATAGCCCAAAATACAAAGGCTAGTGACATACTCAGCGTTTTTCCTGATCGAATAGCACCATCTGCAATGATGCCCTCCATATCTTTTACTGGGGATGTATCACACCACCAATTAAGCACCTTGCGTTGCTTTGGAGAGAATGGTTTAAAATGAAAAAACTGTTTAACTTTCTTTATCAGGCTCATCTGTCCAGCCCTCCCAATCCGCAGCAGCATTACCTTCAAGTGCTTGCAGGAATCCGTCATCAGCAAGCTCTTCCTGCTCGTTATCCTGCTTTAGCCGTTCGGTTTGTGCGTTGATCTGTGCTATCCTTGCCTTTTGCTCGGCTGTAGCTAAGTCCATATGCGCTGCTAGCCAATCAAGTGCTTTCATACGGTCAGCCAGCTTGATACTTGCCCCATCTTTTCCCTGCTTAACTTCTGCAAGGATAGTTCCGTCTATCTCAGCAGAGGGCTTGAAACGAACAAAATTAACAATCTTGGTAAGCGGTTTTTTCTCTCCTGTGTCTGGATCTTTTACTTCTACCAGTCCAGATGCCCCTATTACTGGAACTTCCTCCGTTCCAAAGGTTAGATAATCGGTGATATCAGAAAATGCAATATCCATATATTTCTGAAAGATATCAGACTCATCCAAAAGTTCACGGTTTAGTCGGGACTGTTTCAAGCGCTGAATCTCGTTTTTAATTTCAACGTTTTTCAACAGTTCATGTCCATGCCCACATGCCATTTGGTAACTACATTGATACGCTTTTTGATACGCTTTGGTCGCGTTAAAGCAGCGCACATAAAACATGCAGAAAAGTTGCCGTTTATCTGTCAGTTTTGGATTCTCCATCACCTGCTTAACTTCGGACTCTACAACTCTTTCCTCTAGGGTTTTCCTTTTATTCGAACGCTCGTTATTTTTTAGCGAACGTTCGCTTTTCTTTTCCGAACGCTCGGTGTCTCCCTTATCCCACTTATAAGTGCTTTTCCACCGTCTAACTGTCCCTTCTGGCAAGCCCAACTGACTTGCAATCTCGGTTAATTTCTTACCCTGCAAATACAATTCCTTTGCCTGATCAATCCTTGCATCTGGTGCTCTTGCCAATTTGTTCACCTGCTTTCCGTATATCAAGAAAAGCCGCCTTTCCAGACGGCTATGCACCCTGAGGGTGTGGCGAACCAGAATTGCACTGGGGGAGTGTATCAACTCAGCCACTTTTACCGCCTGTGGCTTATAGGAGGTGTATAGAGTCGTCAACAGCTTTCTCCGTACTCCCATATTGTAGAACTAATTTTGATTGATGTTGTGCCAACTTTTAGAATCCTGCATTTTTTCCAACGGAGTTTACAAAATCTATTTTCCACCGCTGAATTGTGCGCTCCGAGAAGCTTAATATCATTGATACCTTAGGCACGCTGTAGCCCTCGAAGAATAGCAGCTCTATAGCTTGTAGCCTATCTCTGTAATTCCCATGCTTTATTGCAGTTTCTTTTACAGCCTGCTCCATTGCTTTTTCTATCATCTTCCCTTGCCGTGTAGCAGGTGTAGCCCTTGCATAGTGGTTAATCATTCCCAGTACTATGTTGTACCACCAATTCTTATAGCGTGATGTGTTCAATCATCATCACCACCTACGGCACATACTGCAAAAACAATAGTTACAATAACACCTGCTAGAAATCCACCAATAAACAATTCCATGTTACCCTCCTTATCTCTCAGCCTTTTCGCGCTGAATCCAACTGTAAAATGTCGTGTATGGTGTGCCGCATCTTTCTGCTCCCATTGCTGCTGTTATCTTTCCTGCAAGTACCAGGTCGCATACCTCGCGGAAATTGTCTGGGAAGTGTGTGCCGTACCCATCTTTTCTCTGCTTGGTTTCTCCACTCTCCTCTAGCCGTTTTATTGCCTCGCGTCTGAATCTTGCATGGTTCATCTTGCATTTCTTTCCTGCTTCTGCTGCATTGATTTTTCCTGCTTTCCACTCTTCGTAAACCTCTTCAAAGTTCTCTGGCAGTCCCTTCTTGTTGCTTGCATAGGTGTGGGTTTCCCCTCTCGCCTTCAAGATTTCCTGTGCGTACTTCTCAAAAGTTGTACAGCTTACTCCAATTTCTTTCGCTGCATCAACCGCAGTTATCTTCCCATCTCTCCAACGTATGTATAGCTCTTCTGGTAACTCATTCTTTCTTTTGTATACTCGGTTTCTTTTGGGGTTTTGCACTCGCTTCTGTGTGATCTTCTGTGTTTCCTGCTTCTTCTGCGCATTCTCCCAGTGTAGCCAGTTTTTGTACATGGGGCGGTTCTCGTACTTCTTCCCCCACAGTCCCAAGTCCATGTTGTGAGCACGAACATCTGCTACAGCCGCAGCTTCCTCTCGTGTAGAAAATAATCTTGTGCCTAGGTCGCTCTTTTTCCAATAGAATAAGTTATTGGCATTGTCACCCACCTCTCTGTGCAAGCACACAGATACGCAGCCTAGCCCACCACTTTTCCACTTGTACGGAGATTTTACAATGCTCTCCACTACCTCAAGTCCGTAATTTCTAAAACCTTCCAGTCCCTTATATCTCATCGTGTAATCGCTTGTGTAGTACTCACATACACAGTATACTTTGTCTCCAATTTTTGGATTCCACTCACTTTCTGCCATTTCTTACCTCCTGTAATTCTTCCCAAAAATCGTTTTAAAATCATCATTGGGATATTTTCTTTCAAATGCCTTTTGCCCTTCCTCGTGCAGCTTTTCCGCTGCCTCTTTGCAAAAATGTACACCGCAAGGCGGTTCGTTGTGGTGGTTATGGCACAGCCAAACCTTTAAGCCGTACTTCTCAGACAACTTTCTATTTGCCGTTCCTCCAAAGATATGGTGCATTTCTAGCCCTGTATCTGGTAGGGACATTTCTTTCCCTACCAGTCTGCGGCAGACATAGCACTCTTTTTTTGTCTGCATTATACTTTTCATTTTTTCTTAGCCTCTAAATCAAAATTCGGTTCTGAGCGATACTTCTTGAAAAATGAAGCGTCACGAGTTACTTCCATTTCTGGCAATCTCTCTTCACAATACACTCAATTTTGTTCCGCTACTGTAGGTGCTTCATCAATTTTTTTCTTAAGCTTATTATTAACCAAGTGAAGGATTCTTGCCACATACATTGCTGTTACTGGATCATCGTTATCTAGCTCATTATCTACTCCGTCTATACCTTCTCTGCACACATCATCAATCACTTCTTTAATTGCATCCGCATCAATCAATCTCATCTTCTTCCTCCTCTCTCGGAAAAGCATATTCTTTGCTATCCGTAAAAATAATGCGATCTGGCTGTTCTCTGGCAACCTCTCCGTTCTCATACTCCACGATTGCCAAAGTATGAGAAACCACACCAGACGGCATACCACCAATAAATAATTCTTCTCTCACTGGGTAACTTACGTTTTCCCACTGATGAAACATTGCAGGCTTTTTTCTCACTCCATGCTTAACGTAGCAAGGGCGAAGCCCCTGCACTACTTTTAATTCCATGTCCATGTTCATACTTGCTTTTATTCCTCCCAGTAAAGTCTCTGCCCGCAGTTATCGCAATATTTTGTTACCATTGGAATAACTGCGACGAACTGTTTGCAGCATTCGCATCTATAGATATCTGATACATAATTCCCCTTTTCAATTCTAGTTGGCTTCATTGGAATTTGTTTTTTGATTGCTTTAATCGCAATTTCGCATGTAGCCTCATGTTTAAAATACTCAATCGCTTGTGTTTTCCATCCATCTTTCCAACACTGCTTTCCTAACTCGTTTTCTGCCTCTCCGATATCCTTCAAAATGTCAAATGCCTCATCGGAATCCAACTCAAATTTAATTTGTTCAGCCATTTGTTTTTCCCTTCATCAGATTAATTTTCTTCCCACAGTATGGGCAAAATTTGAAGTTAAAATTCAGCGTTTTTGTGGGATAGACGCTATATTCTTTGCAACTGCTGTAAAAGATCGTCATGCTTCCAAACAAGGTCTTTTCCCACTTGCAAAATTCATCTTTCAATTCGCACCTCCTTTAATTACGGTTGCATATCCAAATCTTTTTTCTGAGAGGCAATAGGTTTGCATTGCTATCTCATCTGCATTTCTTTCTGCAAGATGTTTTTGATAGCACTTTTCAGCTTTGCTTGCAGCTTCTACATCTCCGTATGCTCCTGCATACCATCCTGCGCCACAAATATTACAATGGTAAACCTTCTCGCCCTTGATTTGATGACATCTTTTAAAATGCTTCTCCGCATCTAATATTTTCGAAAACACTTCATTACATACCGGGCAAAAATATTTCGTTTCACACACGATTCGTTTCCAACTCATTTTCGCCAATCCTTTCTCGGATTCGGTTCGCAGCAGTCTCCGCATACCCTTCTGTTCTCTGATCCGTTCCGATATACCTCATACCGTTTTGCATTGCCTCAATCTGCAATCTTTCCTCTGCATATGTTGGTATCTGATAATGGTTCACTCTTAGCCGCTCTGGTAGCTGCAAATTCTCTCTTGCTTGTTGTACATATCTACCATGTACCTCTCTAAAGGCGATTCTATCACCCTCTAAGTTCTGGCTATGGCAGAGATTTTTCCAACCCAGGCACTTTACAACCTCTTTTGTAATCGGGCTCAAACTCTCAAGAGCCTCATCCTCTCGCATATATCCATACTTGTGCATCGCTGTCAGCCACTCAGCCCAACCCTGCTCCCAGTCTGGGAGTTGCGCTGCATTATCCTCTGCACACCGCTTGCGGATATCTGCAATTGTAGGTGGGAAGTGTTCTTCCATGATGTATCGCGCAGCTGCGTTCTGCACCTTCTGCATCGGGATATCTTGCAGCATCTTATACCACAGCTCAACCGCTGCATCAGAATCCAAAAAACCCTTTGTCGGATACGCTGTTTTCAGAATCGTTACTATCGCCAACCACGCTTCCTTCTCCAGTGTTAAGCCCATTTTTGATTGCCCAAGATTTGATTCCATCATATCTGTCATCACCTTTCTTTTCCTGCTCTCTCGTCACTCGGTTGCTGTAATTTCCGTCCAGAACCTTCACAAAGTTGTTCGGCATTACAAACCAATCAAAAGTAATCGCCCAACCTCGATCATTTAAACCCTGTAAGAAGTTGCTTACTTTGATTTGCTCAATAGCTGACAACACTTTATCTTTTCCATGCTCTCGGATTCGTGCTGACAACTTTCTATATCTTGCACTTGATGCAGCCATCTTACTGATAGGCTTGATTCCTAAGCTCTGCAACTCATTCCAAGCCTCTGCAATCTCCTTGATATCAAGTGAGACGCTTTGCGTTTCACAAGTCACATCGTCAGATTGACTATTACTTGTATTACTCTTGTATCTAGTCTCTGAGTCTGTATCTATACTCTTATATCTAGTATCTAAGTCTTTATCTAAACTCTTATATCTATTCTCTTTCTCTAGGGTCACATTTTCGTAACTGTCCGTCACATCACCGTCACATTGTGACACTTTTGCATAACATTGTGACGGATCATCGTTGCATTGTAACGCTTTGCGCTCTCTCATTCTGCGCATTCTCTCTGCGCTATCGCTCTCTGTTCCTGTCATGGCTGCGCACTCTGGCAAGATATACTCGTTTTCTGCATCGCCATCAATCAAGAGATTTTGAGCTTTTAAGAATGCGATTGTAACCTTTACATTCTCTGCATCCTCATCAAGATCAAGCGCAAGCTCATCCGCAAATGTGTCCTCGACTCCATCATAGTAGATTTTTCCATCCTGCTTTAAGGCAACTAAAAGCATCTTCAAGTAAATTACTGTGTAAGTATCGCCACCTGCGATTCTACGAAGCTTTTTAACTGGCTTGCTTTTAAAAAAATCATCTGAGAGCTTTAACCAATAGTACCTTTTTGCCATCCGTTTATTCCTCCTCTGCCTGCATCACCTGCAAGCGACAGCAAGGGCATGTGATAATGTTGTATTGAACACCCTTTGTAAAATTCGTTTTGTACTCACCCGGTTCCGCGTCAAAAATGCTTCCGCAATACGGGCATGTAAAACGCTGCATCTTTAACTTTTTAGTGCCATACTTAATAATTCTCATTCTTTACTCCTTTCTTTCCCCTCTGCTATGCCTTTTAGCAGTTTGATATGCTCTAGCTTATAAGTTATCAGTTAAAACCTCAAATCGCTTTAAAAGGCATCTACGGGGGTTTTAAACGCTATCAATAATCTTTCATGTTGTTGCTACCCTTCCAGATAGCAAGCATTCTTTCAACTTCTTCTGGCGTGGCAGTATCAATTCCAAGCGATCCTGCATCAGATACCGTGCTGTGTATTAAATCGCTCATTTCCTTGGTGTTATAAGTGGATGAACCAAAGTAGCATCGCACTATATAACTTTCGCCCTCTGCGCTCAAAATCTCAGTGTATCGGAACTTATCTTTCAAAATTTCCAGTGCCTGGGCGGTCGCTTTTAAATCTGCAAACACTCCATACTTTGAGAGCTGCAAGAGGTAGATCGTCCACTTATCAGAGCCAAGACGTTTTGCTATCTTATCGCACAGCACCCAAAAATATGCATTTGCATCCAAGCTTCGCTTGCTACGGTGCTTTTCCGCAGTAATATCTAGCTTTTCCACATCTTTTATTTCCTCTACCTCTCGCAGAGCTTTTTCTTTATCAGTCACGGAAAAAGTGATTTTCAGCTTGCCATCTAGTGATAAGCTCACGCTGTCAAACTTTCCAGAAACTACCATTGATCAACCTCAATCTGTGTTGGCGCAAAAACTAATTTTGTTCCCTTTTTGCTCATCTGTGTAACGATTTTGTAAAACGCTTTTGCACAATCGTTTTCACTATCATATTCTGCCACAGTCGCTTCGTTATGTTCGGTTCCGATGTATAAGCGGTTCTTGACATAATAGATGCACGAAAAATTATCAACGTTGTAAGCTTTGCGTCTTGATAAATCCACTAAAAACATTATTTAAATCTCCTTTAATTGAATGGTAAACCCTCATCTTCTACGCCGTCAGGAATATTCATCCACCCGTCCTTGTGCTGACTTGGTGGTGTGTTCTTCTGTGCCTCTGCCATAGCAGGATGAGGCACGTATGACTCGCCCTCGCTTCTCTTCTCGCAAAATTCCTGCGATTCGATTACCACATCAGTGGTGTACACCTTCTGCCCCTCTCTGTTGGTGTAGCTGCCTGTCTGCAAGTGCCCTGTTACAAGCATCTTCATTCCCTGGTGCATATACTTCTCGCAAAACTCTGCCTGATTGTCAAATGCTACGCAGTTGATAAAATCTGCTGTCTGGTCTCCTTGCTTTGATACTCTGCGATCTACTGCCAGAGTGTATCTAGCAACCGCCATCTGTCGTGTGCCCTGATTCGCGTATCTGACTTCTGGATCACGTGTCAATCTTCCCATCAAAATTGCTTTATTCATTTACTGCCTCCTTTGATTTGGTCGCTGCTAATCTCTTTTTACATTTGTTGTACTGTCCAAGCGTAAACTCATTTAAATCGTTTACATGGTACGCATTGCAAATGGTTTGCTTTGTAACTCCGGTTCTAGCCAACTCAGCCTCTAAAATCTTAATCTCGGCAGCAGTTACAGGCATGGGGCTCAGTTCCTGTGCTGTAGGCTCTTGTGTTGCACTCTGAGCGGTTCTTTTGCCGTAGTTAAAAACTTCTACGCCTTTGCTATTGATAACGCTTAATGCCGTGATTCTGCCGTCAGAAACCGTCATACTTCGAACTGCGAATCTTTCATAGCATTTATAGGTGTCTTTTCCTGCATCTTTGATTTCAACCTTATCAGCTGATATCCAGATAAACGGGGCTGTGTAAAGCTCTCTTCCAATGCCCCAACAGAAACATGCTCTCTTGAAAGCGTCCGAAGCTTGTCCCTTTTCCTTCTCGGCGTAGCTCTCCACTCCTACATCCTGCTTCCAAATCCATTCACGCTCCTGCGAATCTTCATGTAGTGTGCGGATTCCAACACTGCAAAAGAGGTTGCCGCCGATGATCTCGTATTTCTTCTGCCAGTTATCAGCTCCTACGGTATCATCTAAGATATTCTGATCTACTCTTGCGTCTTTATACAGCAGGAGTGACACACCATTTTTCTTTACAGTTGCAATGCGAACCTCCACATCATCCGCTGTTAATACTCTAAATTTCATCTACTCCATTTTCCTTTCTTTCTCTTCCCCTGCTTTCGCTGCTCTGTGAGGTTTTTCAGCAGGTTAGCATTTGCCATCCGTACTCTGGCAATCTCCCAAAGAGTACCGTTAAGCTTGCACAATACTTTAACCATGGCGGTAGCCACATCTACTACAACTTTTACAATTTCTGGCATTGCTTTCTCAAGGAAATACTGCTTTGGGTTCATGCCGTGAAGCTTCTTGAACTGCTTCTTTCTCTGTCTTTTATTCATTGCCTATACTCCTAGAATGATATATTTAAGTGATCCAGCCCCTTTAACGCTTCCATTACTTCTTGTAGACGTTTAATGTCGTCTGTTGTATCAGCTTCTTTTTGCAGGCTGTAACGTTTTACACGAATCACACATTCGCGTATTCCTTTTGCTTTTTCTGATTCAGATATCTCCTGCTTATTAGCAAAGATTTTAACCACTTCCTGATATTGGTTTTCATCTTCAACAAAATTTTTGAGTAGCTCGTTAAGATTCATTTTCCCCTGCTCAATCTGGCGATACATAATGCTAGCAACCTCTTGATAAAGAGAAGTGGAAAAATCTTCTGGTATGATAATACGTTTTAGCTGTGGTAACTTGGCTGGGTAACAGCTAAGCCATGTTAAGATGCAACTCTGAGCTGATTTTAGCCCTTCCTCCTTCTTCTCTCTTTTTGAGTCCGAAATCAGCGATAATACCAGATTGATAAATGCGCTTTTTATAAAATCACTTTCTGATTCTTCTTTTTCTGCGATACAATCAAAATTACTGTTAAGGAATGAGTCATAACACTTAACTTTTCTACATTGCCATTCTTCGCTACAGAGTTCTATCATATATCCTGTGCTTAAACTCTCCCCGCTTTCAAATGGCTCAGCATTAAGCTGACCAGTTCTAACAAAATAACAAGGATAATTTGCAGACTGATTCTTATACAGTTTCATTAGTGGTTTTTCCTCCTGCTTACTTAATCTGAATGTTATTTGTGGTAACGAGTGTTGCTCCGCCAATCAGCTTATCTCCTGCCTTCAAGGCTTTCTTGATTGCGTTTTTGTCTGGGGCTACTGTAAAAATCAAATACTCATCTGGCAGTAAAAACGTATCCTCAACCTGCACACTCTCTGACTTTCTCCAACCAATCGTAACCTTTGCGCTCTTGTACTTCTCACCGTTCTCCATATACTGGGAAAGATACTGCTTCAACCACTCAGCCTTTCTCTCTGCGGTTGCCTGACGTTTCTGCAATGCAAGCTTTTCAGCCTTCAAAGCCTCTACCTCTGCGCAAGTGTTCTTGTATGCAAGAGCAATGTTTTCAATCTTCTCATCACGAGCCATTGACAGCTCGCTAAATGCCTGCATTGCCTCCTCGTTGATGATCTCTCCTGTGTCTGGGTCTACTGCTGCGCCCCATGCCTGCTCAATCTGCGAATTGATTTCATACAGTGAAAATGCCATTACTCTTCTACCTCGCTTCCCTCTTCTGCCGCTGCCTCTACGATAAGATCACTCAGGTTGTTTGCACTGTGAAGAAGCTCCTCTGCTTCCTTGTAGTGCTGAATGTCCATTGCGTCTGCCGCTGCATCAGTTAAGTACTGGTGAAGTCTTTCAATCAATTCTGTATTTGTGATAGCCAAGCTGTAATACGGCTTTCCGTCATTTCCCGTCAAAACATATCCTGTAACACTGCTCATTTTTTTATCCTCCTTATTTTGAACCAAAGTATAATGCTATTGCCAAGCTGCCAAAGATAACACATCCAAGAATCAGGTCTGAGATACCCTTAGCAATTGCATCAAGAATTTTTTCACGCTTCGCTTCCTTCTCAAGTCGCGCCTTGAATCCTCTTGAAATCTGGCACTGTAATGCTCTCTCTGCATTACTTACAAGCTTTTCTACTTCCAATGTAGGCTGCCAAATTACCTTCATTTTGCTTCTACCTTCGCCTGACGCATTACCTCAAGTCTTGCTGCGTCTGCCATGCCTGAGGTATAACCAAGCAAGAATGTTCTGTAGCTACTAGGCAGGGTTGCCGCCTCGGTGATGATAAGTGGCAATGCCTCGCGCTGCTTGTCACTGAAATACTCTTTAATCTCGTTTAACATCATTTTGTCCTCCTTAAAATAATCTCTGCTGTGCGTTGGCTGCCGTGATCTGCTCCTCAAGTACTGTCGGAAGCTGATAGCAGTCAATGAAATCATGTACTTCTGCAATATACTTGCGCTTGATGCTCTTGTAGGTACTCACACAGCCATACTCTCTTTTTAACTGGCTGTAAATGTCCTTGTAAACCTGACTTCTGATGCTTCCATCAGCGTATGCCTCGCTGTCCTTACCGCCCAGGCACTGTACACCCTTACGCTTTACATGCTGCTGCACCTCGTCAATCTCGCATCCGTATAGAGGCATGTCATGCTCTAACTGATTTAAGTTTCGTTCAAGTTGGGTTGAGTTTCGTTCAAGTTTTTCCACCTTCTGGGCAAGCTCAATTGTTCCTTGTGCAATCACCTGTATCTGCTCTAATGGTGTGAGTGGTTTCTGATATCCACCAGTCTTGCGGATGCTCGGAAGTACTTCACCAGTTACCCACTTTCTAAACTTGCGTGCATTTTCCTTGCGGCTCTCTAAAATTACATCGTAAAGTCCGTCCTCATTGACAAATAACGCTTCCTGCGTTCTGCCAAGAGTGTCAATGATGGGGTATTTTGAAACTACCTCATCCGAAAGTCTTTGATTTACTACCTTTGCTGTAAGCTCTAATGATTTGCATACATCGGCAAGGCAAAACCACGGCTCACCGTTAATCACTTCTGTTCTGATCTCTCCAAATTCTGCATTCTGGAATGTTGTAAAATTGCTATCAACGACCTGCTTTTCTTCCACTGCTGCTTTCTCCTCTTCTGCTTTATTTTTTAAATTCTCTACTGCTTTTTCAAACAACGCATCTACCTTGCCCTCTGCTGTCTCTTCAAGTGGCTCCTTAACTGCTTCTTCTGGCTTTTCTCTGTCAGTGGCATCTGGCTTTTTTTCCTGTTTTGTAGCGTTATGCAGCCAGTTTGAGAAATCTGATATAGTATCTGGAGATAGCTTGCTACGCTTACACAGACTGCTTACTCCTTCAACGCTTATAACATTGATGCAGCGTGTGCCTCTTGTTGACTCGACTGTAATCTGTTTCAAGTGTTCTTCCTGCACATAGCGATGAGTATATGTGCTGCCATATCCCTTGAACCCCAAAGCATTGCAAATATCCGTTGCGTAAAAATAGACATTTCCATCAATCAATGTGGTTCTAGCCTTCCCGAAAATCGGATGATTAAACTCATTCATCTTATAATCCTTTCTTATGCTTGGTTAATAGTTACAAGGTCTGCGCAAACCTGATCACTCCGTGCAGGAGTCGAACCTGCATTACCCAAAGGGTAATCCGTGCGGAGCTATAATTTAACTAAATTTCAAGGTATTCATATTCTTCAAGTGCTGCATCAATTTCCACCTGATCAAGTGCCTTATCATGATAGATTGTGTGGCTTCCTATTGTGATCTCGCGAATTATGCAGACATGAAGGGATTCATCAATAGTATAATTTGCTCCTGTTCCAACTCCTGCATATTCGGATAGCAAAGAACATAATGCATTGATCTCGCCAACATTCCAAGCTGTAGCTACACTAGTCGGGAAAAGAGTGTCAGGCATTCTACAAACTATATTGGAAATCTTATGGATAATATCTGTTACTTTCATTTCTTACCTCCAACCTTGTATTTCATCAGCAGATACTTATAGCCATCAATCATTCTTTGGATATCTTCGCTATTTCTGTCCTGCCCTCTAGCCGCCTCTTCTTTCATCCACTTTGACTCTACACCAGAATATGTAACTTCTTGCACCAGATCGCAATCGTCTGATGATGCGGAATACTGCACAAATGTCTTGCACCCGAAGAAACCTTCAAGGCACAACGTTAATCTGGTAATTTTGTCAATGATCTCAGCGAAATCATACGGAACATGCTTTCTTGGATTATACAGTCTGATAAACTTACCGTCTGTAAGCTCTACAATGTAGCCACATCTTTCTTTGCAATACTTCTGCATTTTTGCATCGTGAGGATATGCCTCGGTCTTGATGATCTGCATGTACTTCTTTCTCAGCTCCTTCTGCGTCATTCCTCTGCCCCTCCTAAAGCTCTCTTATACTGCTTGATCATTGCCTGATATCCTGCGATGATACGTTTTATGTCTCTCTTCCAGAGCTTAGATACCTTTTGTGGATTCTCAGATATCCAATCAGGCTCATCTTCTGCCTTGTAGCAAACTGTATGTACAAGTTTGCATCCGTTCAACAAACTAATCGCTCTACACTTGTGAGTCCCCTTGAGACACTTTCTCAGCATTCCTACGCGTTCCTCGAAGCAATATATATCGCCAAGGCTCTCAGGCTTTTTGATACTTGTAATTCTCTCGCCTGAAAGCTCAATAAGGCATTCATTTTGGCGAATAACATAATCTTGCATATCCTCGCTGTTTGGGTATACTTCGTTTCTGATGATCCACTCAAATTTTGATCTTAACTCTTTGTCTGTCATTGTCTTTCCTTTCTGTGTTGATTATCTGGTAACTGTGATACAAAAGTTCGGTTAACCTTTGCATTCAGCGCATTTTCCGCTTCTTTGATTTCGTCCTGCAATTTGGCAGCTGCTAGTTTTTCTGCACTATCCTTGTCATAGGTTTCAATGATGCAGCCTGCTACCAATTGCCAATCTACGTAAAAACGTACCATGTATTTATGCACCCACATCCTCCTTCTTCTTTCTGATCACCTCAATACTCTCAAGGTGCATTCCATGCTCTCTCAACCAGATTCTATACAGCTCACTCAGCACGTTGTGCGCTATGCTGTCCTGATCTGCTTGTGGTAGCTCTCTGAGGTGTTCTGCTTCATGTCCATTAACTATAACCATATTGCCCCCTCTGCCCGTCTTGCCGATAGCTCAGCACTGGTTACTTGCTTTCATAGATTTTTCTTCGCTTCAAGTAGTTCCATACCTTCTCGCGGTTCTTGCTACCTCTCTGTAGCATCTGCCGTGCGGTCTTTGTGTCCGTGTCGATAAGCTTTACAAGCGTTTTGACTGTATCCATGTATTGTTTCCACTCTTTCTCGTATGCCTTATCGCTTGCCGCTTCAAGCTCTGCATTAAGTGGGTCTTTGTCCCATGCGTCATCCGCTTTGTCACTTTCCTCTTCCAACTTCTCAAGCTCTGTAAGTTGCTCTTCGAGTAGCTCAAGCCCTGCACCTGCAACCGTCTCAGCAGTCTCTTTCTGCTCATCTTCGCTGTAGTCCTGCTCTGGCTTGAAGTCGATATACGTTACTTCTCTGTCGGCTTCCTCTGGTGTCGGTTGCGGCTCTTCTACTTCCTGCGGAAAAAATCTCTCGATCTCTTCCGATCTCATTTCACATCCGTCAGCTTCCATCCAGATGTTGTAAATCTGTTCTGGTGTATAGTCCTTGTAGGAACAGATTCTGGTAATGTACTTCTTTCCTTTCTCTTCATAGAAAATCAAGAGGTTGTCACCCTCAGCCTTGCAATCAAGGAATCTTCCGCTGATACCGTAGTAAAGTTCTACATCCTCGTACCATCTCTTCATACTGCTTTCAAGATGAAATCTAATAACATTTAACATAACTTCGTTCTCGTCTTCCTCTTCTACGATAATTTCCTGCTCCTTTTCTTCAACTTGCTCCTCTTCCTCTACATCATTCTTATGTTCTTCAAAATACTCTGGGTCGGTTATCTCACATGACATATCGAACATTCTCTGTGCATACATTCCGTCAACAAGCATCTTCGTGTGGTAAGCGATAGCATCAAGGCTCTTGCAACCCTTATCTGTAAAAACATGTGTTGCTTCATCGGCTCCATCCTCAACAATAGCAATGGTTGTAACTCCATCAATATTGCGCTTGAGAATAACTTTGAGTTCATACCTGTCTTTGCCAGTTTCAATAGTTACATAGATATCATGGCAATAATCACTTAACTCTGTTACTCCTGTTAATGTGCAATCACCTAATGCCATCTTGCTGATTGCTCTCTCTACTTTTATGGACAATGGTTTAACACTTTCCATTTTATTTCTTCCTTCCTGCTTTACTGGCTCAACCTCGATAATCGGCATGTGCTTAATCTTTGCTTCTTTCACTATATAATCGTTTGCTTCGACTACGGCAAATGCATCATATTCGCTATACTTCGCTTCTACGTCAGACTTCTTTTCTGCGCTTGCAATGTTTGCATGAAAAATACCGTCTTTCTCGTAATTTACTACAAAGTACTGCTTTGCTGTTTCCTTCTCTGCTGCTTCCTGCTTGTCCTGCTTATCTGCATTCACTTCTTCCTCAGCCTTTTTATCTATCTCTGCTTTTTTAATTTCTGCTTCATCTAATAGGCTTTCGATTCTACGAACGGCTGTTGCCATAGCATCTTTCTGCGTACCGTCAATTTTGATTTCGACTGTGTGTGTGCCAGCAACATATACGGTAATGACATCATCATCATCATAGATACATGCCCATGCAGAATATCCGTTGATAGTAAAATAAGCTGTGTTAGAATTAAATTCATCATCAAATTCTGTTTTGACGAACTCACTATCTGTGAAGTTCTTGCAGATCATTTTTCCTAATCTTGTAATAAAGCTCTTGTAATTTGCGATTGCCATTTTGTTTCCTTCCTTTCTGTTGAGCTTTCCTTGCTCTGTGACTATAATATATCACATTGTGAGTTTAATGTCAACAGGTTTTTAGAAAAAATATTGACTATGTGAGTTTTTTATGATATTCTAAAATCGGAAAGGAGGTATCATACTAATGAATGAAAGAATCAAAGAGGTAAGAAAGTCACTGGGGCTTACACAAAATGAATTCGGAGAAAAATTGGGTGTACGAGGTAATACGATCACTAATTATGAATCTAATTCACGGAAACCTTCAAATGCTATCATTTCTGCTATATGTCGAGAATTTCAAATCAACGAGGCTTGGCTACGCACTGGCGAAGGGGAGATGAAAGCCCCGATGACTAAGCAATCCGAAATAGCAGCTATCACAGCACAGCTTTTCCGCAAGGAAGAAACTGACCCAGAGACATACAACTTTTTAGTTGCATTAAACAAAACTCTTTTGCAGCTGGATGAAACCCAAATGCAAGCTGTATTGGACATGATCCGCAAGCTTAATGCTGCGATCAGTAAGGGGGAAAGGTAAAAAAACGCTGCATTTCCGCAGCATATTACCGTACTCAGTAAAAAGGTAAAAAAAGAAAGCAGGGACTTAAAAAAGTCCTTGCTTTTTTTATTCATCGCACTTATAGTTAGGGTTGTAAAGGGTTCATACATCTTTTATACTTTTCTCTATGTGGGATAACCACAAAAGACAAGTACCTTTATCCTTTCTGTCTGCCCCTCATGCTTCCTTTCGGCACGAGGGGCGTTGTGTGAAAAAAACTCAATAATTCCCCGCATTTAGGAAGCCAGATTGTTCTGGTTTCCTTTTTTTATTAGTCTTTTCCTTAATTTATATAAGCTATCTATTTACTTTCAAAAGGGAATGTGATATAATAAGAAGAGAAGGGAGGTGAAAAAAATGGAAATCGGTGATAGAATTTTACAGATATTGAAGATGAAGGGAATAAAACAGGCAGGATTGGCACGAACTTTGCAAATTTCGGAGTCGGCAGTATCCAACATGTGCAGTGGAAAAAGCAAGCCAAGCACGCAGAGTATCACGCTGATCTGCGAGAGATTCGGCATTCGTGAGGAGTGGTTGCGGACTGGAAAAGGTGAAATGCAGGTTACATCCTGCGCGGAAGTCTCCAACATCGCAAGCCAACTGAGGCAACTTGATCCTACATCAAGCCGCTATCAAGTTGCAATTGAGGCTGTACAGTACGTTTTGCAGCTCTCAGAGGATCAAGCGCAGAGTTTTGGAGGCATACTGTGCAGTCTCAAAGAACTCAAACGAGTTACATCCTAAGTAAAATTTCATAAATCAACAGCAACACATCTTCATTTTGTGTTTGCAACATATCGGTTATCTTTTTAATCAGCATCTTTTTCATTTACGGCTCCTTTCTGAACGCGTTTAAGCGTACGGTAAATGGCTAACAGGGTAACAAGATCAAAGGTTTGCAGCAGGTTAGATATCTTTTTTATAAGCTCCTTTCTATCCATATGATGCACCTCCTTAAAAAAAGATGTTTCCATGCTAACACAAAGAGGAAAGCGATATAATACTTTTTTCAACACTTTTTACATGACTAACCATGTAAACGCAACACAAGAAAGGATACAGAAAAGGAAATGGAAGGAAAGAAAAGGGCGGCTATATATGTCCGTGTATCAACCGCAGAACAAAGAGATCACGGCTTATCAGTAGATAGCCAGATTGATGCGCTGCAAAAATATTGCCGCGAGAACGGTCTGGAAGTCGCAGGCATCTACAACGATGCAGGCATTAGTGCGAGAAAGAAGTATAAAGCACGTCCTGCACTGTTGCAGCTCATAGAGGATTGTCAGAATAAAAAAGTTGATATCATCCTTTTCACAAAGTTGGATAGGTGGTTTCGCTCGGTTGCGGACTACTATGAGGTACAGAGTCAGCTTGATGCCGCAAAAGTACCATGGAGAGCTATCTGGGAGGACTACGAGACCGAAACGTCCGCAGGTGTTTTCAAGGTTAACATCATGCTTTCCATCGCCCAAGCTGAGTCAGACCGCACCTCAGAGCGTATCAGAGCGGTTAACGAGTATCGCAAATCGCAGGGATATATCATAGTAGGTAAGATGCCACTCGGATATATCCGCACATCAGCATCTACCATAGACTTTGATCCGCAGACGAAAGAAGCTATGCAAGCTTTTTTCGATACCTATCTTAACACATACAGCCCTGTGCAAGCCATGGATGCAGCTGCCGAAAAGGGACTGAAAATGTCTCGGAAAACCGCTCATTTTTTGCTTGATAAAGAGCCGTACTACGGCACTTACTATGGTGTATCAGTGCCAGGATATATCACACCTGCACAACATGAGCTTATACAGCAAGCAAGGCAGCATTATCCCAGACAGCCAAAAGCAGACAGAGTATATATTTTTACAGGGTTGATCTTCTGCGCAAGTTGTGGTGCAAGGATGGGATCAAAGTGCACTTGCTATACAAGCTACGGCAAACCAAGCGAAAAGCTATACTATCAATGCCGCATGAGAACCGTGCGGAGAGGAGAATGCAAAAACGCTGCATTCATCATGGAGCATAATCTGGAAAGCTACATGATAGATCATCTGGAAGAATTGATTGTAGATTATAACGCAAGCGTTCAGAAGCTTGCAGCGAAAGCAAAAAGCACCGAGGGAAAAATTGAGAAGATCAAGGGGAGATTGGAACGGCTGAAAGATATATACCTTGATGGCGATATGAGCCGTGCTGAGTATCTCGAAAAAACAAAAGAGCTGAAAGCACAGCTTGCAGAGCTTGAGAGTTTGGCAACACCTGCGCTACCAGTCAGCCAGATGCCAGATAACTGGAAGGAAATTTACGAGCAGCTATCAAGGCAGGGAAAGCGAGATTTCTGGCACAGAGTTGTGAGGAGAATCGAGATCAAGCGTCACTCAGTCGACAAGGTGTACTTCGTTTAAATTTTTGTGCAATTTTTTTGCACTTACTTTTTGCTATTATGTCACCTTGTCAGATGTCATGGTAACATAATAGCAATAAAATATTAAATAATATCAATATATCACACAATGTATGATATATTTATCACTATACAAGTCATACATTGTGTGATATTATATAGACATAACAAAGAAAGGAAACCACAAAGAGTGGTTAAGGTAAAAGGAAATGAGAAACGAGACAATGAACAATCAGTATGATGCAGCAGCTTTATTTGATGGTGGTTGGAGAAGCACTGACAAGGAAGAGCTTATGACTGAGTATGAACTTACTGAGGAAGAGGCTGAGGAAATCTGTGAGGAGCTAAAGGCTTATGAGCAGTAAGCATAATCTTCAAGCAGGTGATAGATTTGGAAGTTGGGAAGTAATAGCCCCTTCTTCCAAACCCAACTACTACACTTGCAAATGCGCATGTGGAACTGTTAAAGATGTGTACAAGTGGAATTTAACCAGAGGACTCACATTATCTTGCGGTTGCCTATTCAAAGAGGAATCAGCCAAGAAGGCTGCAAAGAAAGCATCTGAGAACTCTGCTAAGAAAGCAAAAAGCAAGATTGGTAGCACAATAAATGGTTTTAAAGTGCTAGATGTATGGCAACGAGAAATGAATGGCTACAAGGTATATATGTGTAAAGCAATCTGCCCCGTTTGTGGGCAAGAAACAGAAGCATATCTAACTAATTTGCCGAAGATGAAACAGTGTTCTTCATGCCACAAGAAAAACGCTAACTTCTTGCAAGACATGCGAAAAGAGTTCTTGGTTTCTGGTTCTTCTCTTGCAGCTGCGAAATCAGTTCAAGAAGGTAAGATTTGGTCTAACTCTACAACTGGTATCAATGGTGTATCTTACGGGAGACACGGTGGTTATCGTGCATACATTACTTTTAAGGGCAAGCAATACTCCCTTGGAGCTTACAAGGATATTGAAAACGCTAAGGCTGCAAGAAAAGCTGCCGAAGATGCAATTTTCGGAAAGTTTTTGGAAGAAAATCAAGGTTGGGAATTGAAAATCAAAGAAATTGTATCAGAATACAAAGCAAAGGATATTAAGGAAAGGCAGGATAAAAAGTAAATGGAAATTCGAGAAATGCGAGCGATGTTAGGAGACACACAGCAAGAATTTTGCAAAAGGTATGGAATCCCACCACGCACCTTGCAATCATGGGAGCAGGGCAAGCGCAGTTGTCCAGATTATGTGGCTGCACTATTGGAGCGTGCAGTGATTCAAGATTCAGCCAATATTGTTGTTGAATTGTAGGTAAGATTTTAAAAGTCGAAAGAGGGAAGCACAACTGCTACCCTCTTCTTTTTTATGCCAATATTTTGTTTATAACAGCCGTGTACTCCTTGGGGTATAGCAGCTTGATTGCTTCCATATGCTCATCTATCACCTGCAAGGCTTTATCTATAGGCACTTTACTCACAGCTTCTAAAAAGTCCGACTGTGGAGGCTCTGGTGCGGCTGCATACGCATATCTTGGCATTTGCTGCATCTCAACTGGCTCTGGTTCTGGTGTGGGGGAGTTGCGCTCTTGTACTATGTAGAGCATAGCAAGCTTTTCCACAGTTGAAAAGGTGATATTTCCATTTTCAAGCCGTGCAATCTCACTTTTTATCTCGTCCATATCAAGCATCGCTCTCCCCCCCTTTCCATCATCATTCCTGCAAAGCTTCCATAGCCTTTCTAAGTGCGCCTTTCTGGTTCTGGCTCAGATCACTGTTATCAATCATATCTCTGATCTGATCTGCAAGCATCGTGCGTCCCTCATCCATGCTGTAGCGTCCTCTACCGTCTCTGCTGTAGTGTGCCCTCACATAATGCCGTCCATAGCTGCTGCCGCCATCTGGCTCTCCGTCTCTGCTGTATCTCCATTTTCTGCCGTCTTCGCTATAGCCAAGCTTTTCTTCAAGCTCGTCAATGCGCAGAAGCTTTTCCTTCGATACGATGAGCTTGTATACTGTATCAAGATCACCTGCGGACATTTCACCCTTTTTGGCGATTTCTTCAAGTTCTGTGCAAATCATGCGTTTTAAATCTTCCATTGTTCCCATTATGCCACCTCCTTTTTCACGATTATTTCCGCTGTATTAACTGTAACCGTTGCACCCTCTACTACTCTTGCTGAGACTGTGCCACAGCAGCAGTCCACGCAAAATTCAGTTTCTGCACTCACTAACCAAACGTCAGTCGCAGCGGCAGGAACAACAGCCATCAAGGTTTCTGGAAGCCTCTCGCCATCCAAAAACAGTGCAAGCTGAATTGCTCCTGCAACCCCTGTTACGTTGGCATGGAAGTACACAAGGTACTTTGCAGGATTGCAGCAAGTGCCGCCCTTGACAGTCACCTGCCCTGATCCTGCCCTGTGCTTGATATTACAGCAACCCTTGATAATTGTGTTGGTATATGGCACTGCACCGCCCAGAGGGACGGCTGTAGGTGTGGTTAACGTATATTCTGCCATACTCGCCACCCCCTATCAGGAACAGCTATTGCACGGATTGCAGCAGCCACCCATGTAGCCGTAGAGCTGTCCAGCAGGGAAGCTCGGAACTGGTGCAGGTTTAAGCGTCTGAACCAAGTAATTGTTCTGCGCCTGCTGTGATGCTGCCAACTGCAAGCCGAAAATCTGCTGATTCTGCTCGGCAATCTTCGCGTCTTTCGCTGCAAGCTGCTGTGCGTTCAGTGCATCAAGGATAGCTCTTGCGTTGCTGTTCTGATTGTCGATGATATCGCGCGTATTGGAAGCGTTGTTGTAGTTTGTCTGGCAGAATCCAGATTCTACACTGTGCTGCAAGGCATTGGTATTCATTGCCATGTTGTAGTTAACACCTGCAATAGCTTCTCGGTTATCGCAGCAGCACTGTGCAAGCTGAGACTGCAAAGCGTTTGCGTTCTGCATAGTCGTGATGTTGTTAGCGTTCATCTGCTGCATAAGATTCATCTGCCCGTTGGCTCTGGATAACTCAGCCTGTGCAAAGCCATTACAAAGGTTCTGGTTTACGTTTGAGAATCCATTCAACGCGGTAGTGTTCTGGGCATAGAATCCATCACATAAGCCGCTGTTGATCGCATCGGATTTGCGCTCTAGCGATGCTGTAGAGCTATCAATCTGTCGCTGCAAGGTTGCGAAATCGCTTGCAAGCACGTAGTTATCTGCTGCACCTGCTGCGCCTCCGTTGTTTCCCCATCCATTACCGTTTCCCCAACCGCAGAACACGAAGAGGAAAAGAATGATGATCCACCATGCACCACCATCACCCCACATTCCGTTACCGTTATTACCTGTTACGGCTGCGATATCGGCAGGAGTCATACTTTCACTTGTTAAACTCATAAATTTTTCTCCTTTCTGAGTTTTTTTGTATAATCAACGCATTTTGCGTGATTTACTTACCATTGCTATTTAACAACCCTTGAAACTGTTGTGCCATTGCTTGCAACTGATTGAGTTGCTGCTGATTGATCTTGCCAGAGGTGAGGAGCTTCTGCACCTCTGCCTTTGGATCGCCTGTAAACTGCTGCTTAAATTTCTGAAACTGCTGAATCATTTGCATTGGATTCTGAAACATTTGCATTTGCTCTACCTCCATCGTTTAAACGTTTTTCTAGTGCCGCTAGCCGTACCTTCAAGCTATCAATCTCTTTTGAGTAATCATTTACACTACTCTTGCTTTCTGCTCCCGTTTTAGGCAGCTCTGCGCCCAGTCGTTTGTACTCGTAGGTTTCCATGCACGGTCGCCCTGATGCATCAGCTCGTTTCTCGTAAAAAACTTGTCCGTTGCTATCCCAAAGTCTTACAAAGCCATTTGCCGCCACTAGATAAGCTTCTGCCGCATTCTTACCCTGCACCCAGATACGTTCATCATTGCTTTGCTGCCCGAACCCTTGAAAGCCCTGCTGCATTCCTTGCTGCATCCCCTGATTGTACCGCAGTTGCGCTAGCTGATCTGGGACTGGTGGGCTATAAGGTTGATATCCATAGTAAGGGTTATATCCGTTCATGCTTCATCACTCCTTTCCCAAAAGTAGAGGGGGATTTCCTGCCCAGAGTCCCATGTATCAAAATAATTCCCATCCACTACCGTTACAACATGGCTGCCTAACGCAATTACATATACCCCGTGAGGGTGTTCAGCTGCAAAATCTGCGACAGTGTAGCATACTGGACATGATTCCGAAACTATGCCACGTTTAAAACCGTTCTGGCTCAAAAATGCACCCCACACAGCGTTAGCAGATGGCATATCTGCCATTAGCAAGCCTTGTATACATAGCTGTAGGTAAGTTTTGTCCCAGTCTTGGTTGAGAGCTTTGCACAATGCTCTTACCGTGCAATCTCCTACTCTCGCGGCTTCTGGATTTGGATTATACTTTTTATACATGCTCTCATTCCTCCTGCTCATATCATCGCACAAAGGCTTTGAAAGATACACGATGCAGAAACGATAATTTTGCGCATAAAAAAGAGCCTGCCATCTGGCAAGCTCAATTTATTTTTTATTCAGTTGCAAGCTCTGTTTGTGTTTCTATCGCTGTTTGTGGTGGCTGATCTGCATTCTTATTGTTGTCAGCTGATCCACCGATTATCAGCACATACAGCACCCATGCAGCAACGATGATACCGCATCTGGCTTTTGCATCCATCTGAGTGGTTGGACGCAAAAGTAGAATCGTTAAAGGTATTGGAAAAATAAAAATCCATCCCAAAACCCAAAGCCAGGTTCTTTTCTTTTCCTTTGGTTGCTGCGCTCCTGCACTTGCATCCCATGTATAGCCGCAATCTTTACACACTCCCACGGTTGATCTGATCGCTACAGTGTTCTTTCCTGCCGTGATCTCACGTTGCTTCTCGCGACTAAAAGCTACATTTGTACTACCACACTTTGGACACCCTGCTTTGTTTGCTTTTTCGTTCTCTTTTAGCACCTCTGCCGAAAACTGAGTGCCGCAAAACTCGCATACTTTCGCATTTCCTTTTATACTCGCCCCACAGTTGGGGCATTTTATTGTTTTTGCCATAAGCTCACCACCTTTTACTCACTCAAATCAAAATTGATAGTGATTGGGTCGGTAAGCAAAAGCTCTTGATATGTGGTATCATCCAGAACTTGAATTTTAAATTCCATCGTTTCCAAGTCCTCAAGGTTCTCAACTTCAACCTCGTCCGTAACAGTAAAAATTCCCTTTGCTTTCTTGTTTGCCTCCATACCCTCAGCAAGCATTGAGTATGTCATGATACCATTTACAGATGCGTCAGCCGTTTGTACACGAATCTTTTTGTCGGTAAGATTTTCGGCAGTAAACTTGATATCATATCTTCCGTACTCGTCTGTGATACCATCATACGTTAAGATAATCATATCATCTTGATAGATTACATCGCCTTCCTGTACTGCGGTTTCACCTCTCAGCTCCTTTAATTTGGTTTTCAACTCTGCGATGCGCTTATCAAGTTGCTGCAAAAGAGCTTCAATTCCCTCTATGCTGTCCTCGTCTCCTTCGATTACAGTTTGAGCCTCTGTGGTTTCCTCTGCCATTGTAGGTGCTACCGATGCCATAAGCATAGATGCAGCTGCAAGCGCATAAAATACTTTTCTCATGTTTCCTTCCCTCCGTGAGATATTTTTCTAGCTCATTGTACATCTTATTTTGGCATTCGTCAACGCTTTCGCTAAAAAAGGGAGCTACAAAAGCTCCCCGAAAATCATTTTTTAAGTTCATTTGCATAGGCTACCAACCAAGGCAGAGCCAAGAGCTTATCAGTTGCAGAGTACCAATATTCTTGAAATCTTCTGGTACTTACACACATCTTTTCAGCTGCCTGCTCCTGCGACAAGCAATCGTCCAAGAGGTATGCAACCGCCTCTTTCTCCCTTTGGTTAAGTCTCGCTCTCATAAGTGCAAACTCAATTATCGTATTGTCTCCGCAATTCCAGAATGCTTTTACAAGTCCTCTATCCATAGAATCACCTCGCCAACATACAAGCCACTAGGCACACGTTCACAGCCACAGATACAATCAGCATTGCACGGCAGAGCAAAAACTTCCTTTCTGCCTTGATAGCTGTTTCAATCGCATCCTCTAAAAGCATTCTCTTTGCATCCATACTTACTCCTTTTTCAGTGTGTTTCCATCTACCCAACCGTAGACACCATCGCCTACAATATGGTAGTTATGTTTGCCAGTTGCACAAAGCTGTGTGACTTTTGCGTGTCCTGCTTTGGCTGCTACTGGTGTCGTAGCCCATGCGGAGATATACTGCGCACCACCAGAAAAGTATACCGCATCGCCCACGCTGATAGCTGTGGACTTGATAGCTGTATAGTTGTAGTACACTTCACCGCCCTTAGTATATGCGTAGCCACATGATGCACCTGGCCACACGATTTTGTACCAAAAATCAGCGGTTACTTCAAGTACTTCTACTGCCGTTCCTTTTTGGATGATAGCAAGAGAGTTTGCAGAGCCTTTTGCTCCGTCTCTAATATGCATTGCAGTCTTTGCAACTGCCGTTCCGATACCCTTGCCGCAGAAGCTTGTATTGCCCTCTGATGGCTTTGAGGTGCTGCCGCTTACTGCTGATCCGTTATCAAGGACTACCACGGTGTGCCCCTGTGTGCGTGTGCAGAGAATATCCCCACGTTTAAGGGCGGTATCATGATTGGTAACACTTGTATCTGTAATAACATCAAAAAGCTTTGTTGCATCAAGTACAAGCACCTGATTAGCTGTTGAAAACCACGGCACATCCTTGCCAATAGCAAAAGCTACACATACACGTACAAGGCTGCTACAGTCTGTCTCCACTGGGGTGTTAACCTTGCTGCAATCCCATCCGTACTGCTTAGCCTTG